TCTGTTGTTAGGCATCGTTCTTCTTATCCGGGCCTTTAAGCCAGCCAGCAGCGAAGGCTACAAGAGCTACCACACCAGCTTCAATAGGGGCAGACATAAGCTCCCCCACACCGGGGAAGTAAAGATTAACAACAGTAATAAGAAACACAGTGATGGCGCTAGAGAGGCCAACAGCGTTCATTTGCTTGGTAGGTTTAAGGCTGGGTTGGGTCATTTCTTAACTCCACTTGAAAGTGTACAGGTTCAGTTGTTTCAAAGATTGTCTCCCCATTGCAGTTGTATTGTAGCTGCAACACTAGGGAGGTTCTTCCAGTTCTAAGTCCATCAGGATAGTTTAGTGATAGTTCTCTTCTTACCACAGCAGAGCCTAGCTGCTCTGAGGGGTTTCTTCTTTCCCCTGCATAGACTATCCCACCATCATCAGTGTAGATAGGGATTAGCTCTAGTAGTTGACAGTCCTGACCTCTGGCTGTTCTGCCTATGTAGATAACTAGCTGAATGTTATCCCCTACATGGACAGGTTCTCTAACATAGGAAAGACCAGCAGGCTGTTGAGTAATCCTATCTTGACCAGTTAACTCTACTAAAGCTTCACCAATGTCGGTTATGCCTAACCACTCTTGAGCTTCTCTCTTGATGTACGGACCATAGATAGTCATGATACCATAGAACAGGACAGTGAAGATCAAAGACACAAAGGATGCAATGATACCACCCAGAAGAAGTGCATCCCTGAGAATACTCAGCTTCCTCTGAAAATCCTCTATACTCATTTCAGGAACAAAGCCCTCTCTTCCATCCTCCTGTTGGTTAATCCACGGAGGACTTTACCTTTCTGCTTATTCCATCTGAGTAGCTGATCTGCGGCCCCATCGTAGTCTCCCGCATTGAGTAGCTTGAGTAGCGTAGAGCTTCTAAAATTTCCCTCACCAAGATTATAGACAAAAGAAGCAAGAGCATCATACTGGTTTTGCTTAAGCGGTACTTTGACATTTCGAGCCAGAGCCTCTTCGACCCAAGCCAAGTCACCCTTCAGCAAGTCCTCTGCCTGCTTCTCTGTGATAGTCATACCTCTCTTGGCTGTCTTTGTGTGGCCATAGCCAATAGTCCATACATCGTTAGGGGTAGGTAGATAGGCAGTAAGCCTAAGCCCCTCCCACTTCTTGATAAGCTCTAGCCCTTCTTTACCAATGCCTGTCACTGGAACCTCCTTAGGTTTAGGTAATAGCCACTTCTTAAATAATTCCCAGAGCACTTAGTTCCTCCTTCGTGAAGCCACCTCTAGTCAGTATGTCTATAGCTCTGTTACGTTGGTTAGTGACAGCCTGAGTGGATGCACCTTGTCTAGTCTGAGTGGGTCTAGCCTGTGGCCTCACAGACTGCGTAGGAGCCTCACTGGTGGGCCTTGCCATAGGCCGGGTACTCGGACGTAGCTCCTCCCTCTCCTGCCGCTGTAGGGGCCTTACAGAGGCTTCTGGAGCAAGGATAGACGGAGAGGTAGGATTAGCACTACGAGAGTAGTTACCCCCTGCTCTGTTCAGGACCTTGGCTACAGCCTCAGCTTTAGTGATGACACCATCACCGTTAGTATCTAGACCAGCGTTCTGGCTGTAGGTAGTACCGTCCTCTTGGCTAAAGAGAACGTAATCATCAGGCTGGCCAACAGCAGCAGGCCATAGCACAGCCATATACATATCACCGATGTCATTCATCCTACCAGCATAGGGTTGGAAGTAACGTTCCACCCAAGACATCTGCTCAACCCTAGACATATTAGCCAGAGCTTCAGTGGTAGTGCCAAGACCTTCAGCAGTGCTAGGCATGAACTGGATCAGACCAGTAGCTCCAGACCCAGCAGCATTTCTTTGAGCAGGGTCAAAGGTACCCCCAGTCTCGAAGTGCATGATAGCCAGCATGTCGTTAGGGTTGACACCCAGTCTCTCAGACACAAGGAACACTTGGTCGATGAACTCTTGGTCAGATGCTACCTGAGGAGGAAGTTGGAAAGCAGAGCTAGGGCTAGACTCACTCTGAGTCATACCTCCACCACCTGAAGGTTCACCACCTGCACCATCTACAGGAATAAGGTTCTGGTTCTCCATAACGAAGGCATCCAGAATCTCATTACTGACGTTACCAAACTGCCCAAGAGTACCAAGCTTGGTGTTGTAGGTAGACAACAGAGGATTCTGCGCAGCAGTGGAGGCCACGTTCATCATGTCATCAAAAGCTTGAGCACGATCAACAGCACCTAGTCCACGACCATCAAGAATACGATTGATAGCAGCTTCATCTACAGTAACGTAAGCCTGACCATCTTCGTTAATATTAAGAACTACCCCAGGGTAGGCATTCATCTCATTACGAAGTTGTTGGATAGTCATATTAAGGTCTGCTTGAATACTTCTAGTAAAGTTCTGTGCAAACTCTGGGTCTTGACTGATACGTTCAGAGATAGCAGTAGCATTGTTAAGCAGCCTACCAGTCCAGATATCAAGACCCATGTACTGGTCTCCGACACCATAGAGGAAATCTGTAACAGCGTTACCTGCAACAAGAGAATCATCGGTGCCTTGAGCCAGCACAGCTTCTGCTACCGTGACAGCATCAGCTCTCTCATCTCTAGACATATCATCTAGTCTACCCTGACGGTCAGTAGTAGCTACCTCTGCACTAAGAGTATTCAGTACATAGTTTACAGCAGCCTCATTGATTCCCAGACCTTGTACTGCACTGAAGATAGGTAGACGCATCTCAGGGGGCATAACTCTAGCCAAGTCAATAGCTCTAGCTAGCTGAGGTTCAGTAGCACGAATCTCCCTAAGGGTAGCCAAGTCTTGTGTGGCAATAGTATTGTCTAAAACTTGAGTAGCGTTATCAAACCCATTGGCACCAGATGCAATCAGTGCATCCAGAGGGGCCAGTACCTCGTCATACCACTCATTGGTAGCAGGGCGAAGCATAGAAGAATCTACATCTGCACGGGCATAGAGACCATCCCTAAGCGTACGCTGTAGGGCACTACGGTACTGCGTAAGGAATGGTACAAAGTTATTAGCATTGATGGTTGTAGTGCTAAGACCAAACTGCATAGCCAGTTCTTCAGGAATCTGTACCTGACCACCGGGGTCTGCTCTCATAGCAGTTACAATGTTACGCAGTTCAATGAAAGCATCATCTACAATGTTCTCAGCTTGAGGCTTATAGATATCCCAAGCTTGAGTGGACAGGGTAGAGGCCATCTGGTCGTTCATCTGGACAGTCTCAGCTTGACGACGAAGCTCTTCGAAGCCTACCTGCATACCAAGTTCTTGCTGATAAGCGGAGACAAGACGCTCAGTCATAAGACCTTCGTCTACAGAACCATCGTCTCTAGTAGCAGCTTGGACAGCAGAAGCATAGGCAATCTGGCCTACAGGAGTAGAAGTAAACTCTAGAATAGCAGACTCAGTCGCACTAGCTGCCTGCTGAGGAACAGTAAGAGTATTATCCAGACCAGCAAGACCAAGCTGAGCATTCACCTGAGAGGCGTACTCAGGGTAGGCTTGGTTGAACCTAGCAGCAAAGCCTCTAAGGTTAGTTCTGTAGTTAGGGTTAGACGGGTCTAGAGAGATACCTGCCTGAGCGATAGCATCATTCCAAGCCTGACCAAAGAGTTCATCTTGAGTAGGTTGCCTAGGTGTAGCAGGTTCAGAAGCTTGGCCAAAGAAGTTCAGAAGATTAGCAGCAGCCTCAAAGTAGGAGCCACCCTGCTGAGTAGGACGTTCAAAGGAGGCAGCACCACCGCTAAGAACAGGAGCTAGAGTCTCAGCCATTATTGGTCTCCCCGCATATTGTAGAACATTCTCTCGGTAGCTCTCTGGAATGCTTCATCCATGATAGAGTTAAATCCATTAGGCATCAGTCTTTCAATTCGTTGTGCTTGGGCAGGGTTATCCATAGCCACTGCTGCTCTCATAGCCAACACTTGGTTGATAAGAGTCTCGTAGGCTTCAGTATCACCAAGCTCCAGTTGCTTTACTGCTTCAGTGGTAAGGGTTTCCCAACGCTTGGCTTGTCTACGTTCCCACTGGGAGTCACCATAGGACATGGTATCAAGGATACGAGTCTCTACAATGTCCTCTAGAGGAATACCAAAGGCCATGGCTACTGATTCCCATGCAGTAACATCATCGTCTACTACACCACCACCAGTCCTTGAGTAGTATTTACCAAGAAGATATGCAGTGTAGATGTTATGAGACATCTCATAGGACTTGAACTGACGAGCAGCAAGGTTAAGGTCAGTTCTGATTTGCTCCCAAGTACCGTCTACCAGACCTTTAACAGCCTTCATAAGGTAGTCTACCGTGTTGGTAAGAACACTAAGAGTAGGACCACCAATGGCACCGACAAGGTCTTGGTTCCAGAACTGTCTGATGGTATTGGTAAGACCTTCACCCCAAGCCAGACGACTGGACATGGCAGTACCTTCACCAAGCATGGTGCCTAGTGCTACGTCTAGCATACCATACCTGAGTCCAGACCAATACTCCTCAGGAACATCTACACCATAACGGTAGTAGGCCCTGTCTGCAACCCAGCCAGCAGCAGGGACACCAGCAGCACCAAACAGAAGTACGTGAGCACCAACTAGTCTAGCCTTTTCTGCACCACTAAGGACAGCCTTGCCTCCAAGACTACCAGCAAAGAGTTGTTCAGTCATTCTCCAAGTGTAGGACAAGAACTGAGTCATAGGAACGTTCTGGAAGGGTGACCTAGAAGCATAGGTCATAGCCTGAGTAAGCTTGTCCTGACGTAGCGATATCCATCTACGTCCTTCTTGGCTAGTAGCAGGTCCTGCGTTCTTTGCAGTCCACTCCATATAGGCAGTCATGTGGGCAGTGATACGTGCCACAAGTTCACCTTCATTGAAGAAGACACGTCCAGCTTCACGAGCCTTATTAAACCCACCAGTCCAAGCAATATCCTCACCAAGCTCTGCTACAGAGAGGTTAGTGATAAGCCTACCATCTTGCTTAAGCATAAGTAGAGCTTCAGTGAACTGCTCAGGGGTAAGACCAGTAACAGGCTGGAGCCATCTACCCCACTGAGCCATGACTTCAGGTCTACCATTCACCAGAAGGTATCTAGCAGGGCCATAGAGGGCAGCACTCTTGGTACCGTGGATAGGGCTAAGGGCCACGGTGTTGAAGATTTGGGAGGACTGGACAAGGAACTGATCCCAAGCAAATGCACCTAGGACCATGTCGAAGACATAGCCTTGTGCTACTTGGATAGGGTCAGTGCTGTAGCGATCAGCCCAGTTCAAAGCCTTGGTATAGTTCTTCTTGTAGGCCCAGTCACCGATATAGTTCTTTACAGCATTCCACGCTCTTTGGGTAGGAACCTCTTGGTTCATACGCCAGAGAATTTTATCTGCCTCAAGCATTAGCTTCTGACCTTTAACGGTAGAAGTATCAATCATCTCAGTTAGGCGACTAAGCTTAGCCTTAAGGGTAAGACCCTGAAGGGAGCTAAGGTCCTTGGCATTCCTAAGGACATGGTTGTCTAGACCTTTAGCTGCTCTCTTCTCAACTACAATGATGCTCTTAACCAAACCATTAACAGCAGCACTGAGGTAGGTCATCTCAGTTTTCTTGGCAGCATTACGCAGCACAGACTTCTCAAGAGACTCGATAGACCCTACAGTACGAATAGGATCACCACCATACTCAATAAGAGGCTTATCCCTACGACCAAGACGACGAGGGGCCATGACTCTATAGCTGTCACCAAAGGACATAGCAGGGTCAATACCCGGCAGGTAAGTCTTAGTCAGGTCACCGATAGGCCCACCATCATTAGCTACATTGAATTTCTTACGAGGATCAAGCATGTTCTCCGAGAAGAACTCAATAAGATCATCCATGGTTTGAATATGGATATTCCATTCAGAGTTCTCATCCAGAAGTCTACGGAAGTCTGTATCTTCAGCGAAGCCTCTAAGAGCTTCGTAGGTCTCATCAAGAGTCTTGGGTACAGTGCCAAGTTTAGAGTTAACCCAGTCCACGATATTGTTCAACTGAGTTACAGCAGCAACAGACTCCTCTTCAAGTCGTACTGCCATAGCAGTCTTGGGAGTACCAGACACAGTCTTGGTTCCAGTCTTGGTGGGAACCTCAATGTCGTACTCTTGCTTGACAAAGAACTTAGCCCCTACGTTGATACGGGGACCACCGGGGTTATAGGGCATGACATCAGAGTGGTACAGCCTACGAGTATTCGGCTTACGAGTAGCTACATACTGGACATTCTTACCATCAGCAGTCTTGAAGAAGTCACCAGCCATACTAAAGATGTTAGCCTTGGTGA